AGATGATATAGATAAATAATATATCAATTTTTTATATATAAAAAATTGATCTTGGCAAGTTATCTCTGATTATCATATTATGTTATATTTTATATAAGATGTATAACATCTTATATAAAATATAACATAATATGATAATCAAGAGTATAACTTACCTCGATCCCTTTTTAATATATAAAAAATTGATATATAAAATCAATATATTAGGAAGATGATATATTGATTTTATATATATGAAAAAAAATCGTTCTAAATCCCAATTTAAAACCAATAAATTACAACAATCTAATGTGACAGATGATGATTTTATTGATGATAGTAATGAAACTATTGAAACACCAATCAGTGGATTCCAAAAGATTGATAAAAATCTTGATGGTTTATCATTAATAATTGTGGAATCACCGGGTAAAATTAAAAAAATAAGGTCATATCTTGGATCTAATTTTATTGTTATGGCATCTGTAGGCCATATTATGGATTTACCGAGTAAGGAGTTAGGTATAAATTTAACATCATTGGAGCCATCGTATGAAATATATCCTGATAAAAAAAAAGTTGTATCAAATTTAAAAAATACATTAAAAAATAATAATATAACATCTGTATATATAGCATCAGATGCTGATAGAGAGGGAGAATTTATTGGTTATTCGTTAGTTACATTATTAAAATTAAAAGAATACAAGAGGATAGCATTTCATGAAATTACAAAAAATGCAATTAATAAAGCACTTCAATCTCCAACTAAATTAGATACTAATATGATTAATGCTCAACAATGTAGACGTATAATGGATCGTTTAATTGGATTTTTGATAAGTCCAATATTAAGTAAAAATATAAAGGGTGGATCTGGTGCGGGTCGTGTTCAATCTGTAATAGTAAAATTAATATTAGCGAAACAGTTAGAAAGGGATGAATTTTGGAAAAATAATAATAGTACATATTTTATATGTAATGCAATATTTGAATTAAATGTGCCATCATTGTGTTCTACAATATTTAAATTAAATACAAAAATGTTTATAGAAACATATATTCCAAAAATAGAGTCAATTTTAATAAAAACAAACAAGGATATAATGTTAGGATATTTTGAATTAATCAAAGAATATATTGTCAAAAATAAATTTAAAATATTAGATGTAAAAAAAAGAAATACAATAAATTATCCATTACAACCATTTATTACATCTACATTACAACAAGCTGCATTTTATAGATATAAATATAGTCCAGATAGAACGATGAAATTAGCACAACAATTATATGAGAAGGGATATATTACATATATGAGGACCGATTCACCAAATATTTCACAAGATGCTATTTTTAAGATTAAAGAATATATTGTTCAAACATATGGTGACAATTTCTCTAAAATCAGACAGTTCAAATCTAAAAACCAAAATGCTCAAGAAGCTCACGAATGTATTAGACCATCTAATATAGATAAATTATATAATACAATTGAAGATGTTGATGAATTTGCAATAAGATTATATAAATTAATATGGGAACGAACTATTGCAAGTCAGATGATCGAAAGTATCACAACTTTTATGGATATCAAAATCGGTATCAATATTGTTGATTATGATATCGTTTTAAATAAATATAATATTAATCACATCTTACAATTACCTGTTTTTATTGGATCTATTAGTAAAATTACATCTATTGGATATAAAATAATATATCAAGAAGATGTTGACGAAGATTCTAAATTAGATATAAATAATATTGATTTTAATATAGACTATAAAATTATGGGAGACATTGATGATCATAAAATAAAATTAATAAATATGAGTTCGAGCGAACAATTGAACACATCAAATCCACTATATAATGAACCATTAATTATCAAAACATTAGAAAAATATAGTATTGGGAGACCATCTACTTATGCTGCTTTATTGAAAAAAATAATTGATTATAAATATGTTGAAATAAGGAATGTGGATGGATATAATAAAACATTAACAGATATAAAATACAATAATAAGACCAAAATAATAGATCATAAAGAAAAAATAACAATTGTAGGAAATGAAAAACAGAAATTAATGGTTACTGAAATTGGTAAAAATGTTGCATTATTTCTAACAAAATATTTTCCTGTTATGATGGATTATAAATTTACTGCTGATATGGAAACTAAATTAGATTTAATTGCTGATGGTAAATTAGATCATAAAATATTTATAAAAGATTTTTATGATAATTTATCATTATGGTTATCAAAAATCAGAAAAATATAAAATATTAATATATTATAATAATAAATACTGCCAATGTTCGGTTTCATATCATTATTTTTTTTATTTTATTCTTTATTAACATCTACATATATTTTAACTGTGTTGTGTGTTGATGGTTTCACTCTATATTACAACAATAGTGAAATTGAATTATATGATTATTTTAGATCATTAAGTGTGGTTTGTTATAATATTTTTATTATAGCTCCAATTTATTTATTATTATATACATATATATTATTATATGGATTTACATTATTTAATCCATTTATTGGTATATCATCTGATATGGTCATTAATATATATGATTTTAATATGGAATTTAATATATTATATGAACTTATAAATATATTGATAACATTGATAAGCGCAGAAATATTTTTTTATTTTTCACATAGATTGTTCCATTCTAATAAATTTTTATATAGAAATATACATAAATTACATCATAAATATTCATTAAGTGTATATGGAGTTCATGCTCAATATTGTAGTGTATATGAATGTATTATGAACTTAATTACTTCAACATTAGGAACATTATTAATTAAACATCATATTATTACTATTGTTTTACAATCTATCTTTATGATCATTATTAATGTTTTGGGACATACTACTAATGAATTTAGATTATTCGGAAAATTAATATATTCCACCAAAGAACATAATAAACATCATCTTTTATTAAATGGTAATTATGGATTATTAACAATTTGTGATCGAATGTTTAATACACGTTTATAATATTATTATATTTAATCAAGGTATATATATTTTAATAGGGCAACATCTATATGACAAATATGGTTCAAATTTTATACCTGTTATTGTATTATTTAATGGACAATTTTTATCTATTGACCAATAACAATCCTCTGATTTTGATTTTGTAAATAAACTAATTTTTTGTTGAATATATTTACCTGGCATGCCTTGAACACCTTTTGGACCTTTTAAACCCATCTGACCTACTGCTCCTATTCTTCCTTTATCTCCTTTTAGACCTATTGGACCTTGTGATCCTTTTTTTCCTGTTTCACCAATTGGACCATCCTCTCCTATTAAACCGGGAGCACCTCGAGGACCTTCTATTTCCATCGAATTATTATTTAATTCACGATCTTGATCTGGACCATTTAAACCAATAGTACCTTGAGTTCCCATTATACCTCGGCTACCAGTGGGACCAATAGGTCCTTGGATACCATTAAATTTAAAATTAATAAATTTGAACCAATAATAGATAATAATAATGAATGATAATATTGAAATAAAATTACTAAAATATTTTAGATATAACAACCGTAATGGTATCATTTTAATATATGGTTATAAATTAATTAATTAATTAATTAATCATTATTATTTACTATCATAGCAGAACAACACTGATATCTCTTAAATTTTTTATTTATTTGTTTCATAAATGGTGTCATTGGATTACATACCGCCTCACTATCCGGAACTAATGATGTTTTTTTTATTTTCTTTTCTACTAATACATTTGTAACTGGATCTATCGTTGATACTGTTTCTTCTTTTTCACCAATAACAACCGGCCAATCTCTCATATTGCCACAAGTATATTTTAAATAATATTCTGGTATTATTGGACCACTATCTCCTTTATCTCCTTGAACACCTTTTATCCCTTTCATACCATTAATTCCTTGATCACCAAATGGACCAATTTCTCCTGGATCACCTATTGGACCTTGTTCTCCAATTATACCTCGTTTCCCAATCGGACCTTTTTCACCTTGTGGACCTTCTGATATACTAAATCTAATATTATCCTCATTTTTGTTAATATAATCATTATACCAACCAATATGACCACGCTGACCTTGAATACCATCAAAACCTTTACTTCCTATTTGTCCATCTGGACCAGGAGGACCAAAAGATGGATATGTATTTGATATAGCTATAATTAATATTATTAACATAATAAATACAATGATCGGAATCAAATTAATAATTCTCTCATTTACATAATCTAAATAATTTCTATTGAATAACATATTATTGGGTATATAATAATTATATATATATTATTTTATATACTACCATCTGGATTCTCTAACATTAAATAATTTATTTGATCACTATTCAACATACCATTAAAATAATACATATTTGATATTGTAATACCAATACATCCCATACCTATAATTATATCTTTATCAACATCTCCTTTACCATAATCATTTGTTAATGTACTATTATTGGATGGCTGACCATTAAAATAATATTCAACATAATTTCCTTTACCTTGTATTACAAAATGACACCATTTATAATAATCCATATCATTTATACATGAATCTGCATATGTTCCACCTATATTTAATAAATTAAATAATTGTAAATATAATTTAGACGAACAGGGACTCTTATATGGCATTATTGATAGTCTCATATAATCTTTCCATTCAAATAATATTCTTGGACTTGTAACATCTATTTTATGAATATTTATCCAAAAAGATAAAGAAAAATCATTAGTTGGTATGATTGGTATAACACGACCAGTATAATTCAAAGAATTCGTTAAATTAAATGTAATTTTATTATTGATTAATTCATAGAACAATACTGGTCTATCATTTGATATAAATATATCTCTAAAATGATTACATTTATTTTTATTACCTAAACATAAACAGGTTTCTGGTTTATTTACATCTTTACATATTACTGTATTATTGGATAAATATAGATTTGTTTTAAATTTATTGAGTTTCATTGTATTATTTTGTGTCATAATTGGTTGACAATCAAATTTATTATCTGTGTCACGACATATCTTAGCATTATCTGACAATAATATTTCTTCATTAATTTTAAGATTAGGTGTGTTTTTAAAATAATTAAAATTTATAAATAAATAAACACAAATAAATAATGTTATTAATGAAAATACTAATGCTACCAAATCACGTTCCATTTTTATATAATATTATACATTATATTATATTATATTATATATAAATTATTTTTTTAACGTTTTAACAGTTTCTTAAATTATAGATATTTAGCATCTTTAGACGCTAAATGTATATATTTGACTATGAAATTTTTAACAAATGGCGATGATGGTTTAATAGATGTATGATTACAAATTGGTTCTTGTTTAGATAACAATGTATTAAATATATGTAGTTTACCATATTTGTGATTGATCATTTATATATATATTATTTAACTATTTATCCTTGTTCTTATCTACCATCTGTTTAACACAATCATATAGTAATATAGTTTTTCAATATATGGTATAGAGTATATATATTTATATATAAATATATAGAGATATTATGATATTCATCATAAAAAAATTGATATTTTTTTTTATAATTTAAAGCATTATACAAATTGATATCTTATATATAAATGAAGAAATCTAACTCAGCTTTTAAGAATATAAAAGGTGGAATGAATGCTTTTAAAGTATCCGTTCCCCGTGAGGTGATCCACCCTGTGGTGAGCCAGGCAAATCCAATTGAACAGGTTGTTCAAGTGGTCAATAGTCCCGCTCGGGCTAATGTCGTTGAAGATCAGGTTGATCAGATACGTGTTTCAAATTTAGTAAGAAATTTAGAGATTGAAGCCGCACGCTTTGACTTACCTCAATCTGTTCCAGTTTCAATTCAAAGACAGGTTATTGAACGAGTTGTTGAACCGGCTATATTAGAAGAATTACAAGTTAATAAATTAGTAATTAATGATGTAGATATATCACAACCTCGTTTACAAGATGATTCAGTTCGATATGTTCCAGAACAAGAAGATATTGTAATTGAGGAATCATCTATTGGGGCCGCAGCAGCCGCAGCAGTTCCAGCAAGAATTATTGTTCCGGATGCTGTTAATAGTAATGAAGTTATTGCAAAAATGTATAAAGCAGCAGGTAATAATACTAAAATTAAAGGATATAATGGTGTTCCTTGTCATACATTTGATATGATGAATTTAGACAAAAAAATATATGAAGCAATTATTAAGTTAATGAAATGGGAATTCCCAAGTCCAATTCAATCGGTTGGCATTATGCCAGTTATTGAAGGTAGAGACATTCTATGTCAAGCACAAGCAGGATCTGGAAAAACAGCCACATTTATGATTGCCGCATTACAACTTGCTAAACCTGAAATTAAGGGGTGCCAAATTATCGTATTATCTCCAGCAAGAGAATTGTCTGATCAAACATATAAAGTTGCTAAAGAACTTGCTAAATTTACTAATCTAACAATTGCATCACATATTGGAGGTTATCAATCTGAAGATTCACGTGGTGTTGATTATCAACATAATGTAAAACCTAATATTAATGGACATTATGAAACAAAACCATATGAAGAAAATATTGTTATTGCAACTCCCGGAAGACTAAAAATGTTATTAACACGTAAAAATGCTAAACCTATTAATACTAAATTTACAAGATTAGTTGTATTAGATGAAGCAGATAATATTTTGAGCCAAGGATTTTTAGATGATATCGGTGTTATATTTAGTAATGTACCAAAAGATGTTCAAGTTGCACTATATTCAGCTACTTTGAGTAAAGATGTTATCGATCTATCAGAAGAATTTATGAGAAATCCTGTTGAAATTTTAGTTCCAAATCAAGAAAATGTTATTACTAATAGTCAAGTTCAATTTACAGCCGCTGTTAATTCTGATGATGACAAAATTAATGTTCTTGAAGATATTTTTAAAACCGTTACAGGACAAGTTATCATCTTCTGTAATCGTATTTTCACTGTTACTGCTATTACTAAGATTTTAGCCGCTCTCGGACTCTCTGTTGCTTGTATTAGTAGTGAAATGGAACAATCTGAACGTGAAAGTGTTATGAACAGATTTAGATCTGGAGATTTACAAATTTTAGTTGCTACTGATCTTATCGCAAGAGGTATTGATACTAATGTAAAATTAGTAGTTAATTATGATATCCCTAATATTCCAATCCAATATGTTCATCGCATCGGAAGAACCGGACGATTCGGTAAAAAAGGATATGTTGTTAATATTATTAATCAAGATGACAGAGAACGAATGAAACGTATCATTCTTAAATATGATCTAAAAGAATTATTTGATGTGAAAAAATACTTGAACCGTGCTAATATCGACATCTAAATCTGTTATTTAATATTAAATATTAAAAATTTCTTTATAAAAAAATAAAAAAAAATAAAAAAAAATAAAAAAAAATAAAAAAATAAATTATTTAGTTTTTTTTACGATTGATTTGAGTGTATATTGTATCATCTTATAGTTAATCATAAGATGACAAAATGATAATATATTAATATATATATATATATATTAATATATTATTTAATATCAATGATATTAACAAATAATCTTTTTTTTATTTAGTATATTATATTAACAAAATGAGTAGTTTACTAAAATTTTATTCAAATAATGATCTACAACTTATTCGTGACAATATTGATCAGATAGAAATTACCGCGACCAAACAAGGGTATAAAATATTAGATCCAAAAAATGATGAATATAATAAAGTTAATTCAATAATTCTCCAATTTATTAAAGAAGAAAAGAGGATTATATATGGTGGTTTCGCATATCACACTATTGTTCAACATTACCGTAAAGATAAAAATAGTGAAAATAAAATATATCCAGATTGGGATAGATATGATGTTGAATTTTATACACCAGATCCGATACGTGATATTGTTGCTATATGTAATAGATTACATAATGCAGGAATAAAATATGTGATGGGTCGGCAAGCTCAACATGATGAAACATTTACAGTATTTGCTAATTTTTTACAATATTGTGATATGTCATATATGTCACAAAATATATTTGACACCATCAAAACTATTAATATTAATGGTTCATTATATATTCATCCTGAACTAATTTTAATTGATATTTTTAGGATGTATAATGATCCATTAACAAGTTATTGGCGTTTAAGTAAAGTGTTTAAACGAATGGAATTATTACTTGAGAAATTTCCATATGATTTCAAAAAAACAAAAGTAATTCAATTAAAATCTGATAGTGATATTGATGATATAATTGAATTTATTTTTCCTCAGATTGTTCAAAAATTTAGTAAAATATTATTTACCGGAGAACTCGCATATCTTATTTATACAAATCCCGATGCTGATATTAACACTAAAAATAAATTATCTCAACTTGAAATTATTACAGATGATCCAGATGCTATTAGTAAATTTATAGAATCATTAACCAATAAATGGATCAATATTAGTAAAAATACGGAGAAATATGATGAATTATTTAGTGTTAGACATTATAGTCGGTTTTTTCAATATTGGGATAAACGTACTGTGTTTTTTTATAAGGATAAACCTATTTTTACTATTATTGGATCTAACAATAGATGTTTGCCTGTTATCAAAAGTAAAATTACACTAAATAAAACAAAATTATCAATTAATATAGGAACATTTCTTGTTACATTTAATTATTTTTTTGTTGGATATTATTATGAACATATTAACAAACTCGGATTTTATTTTAATCGTGAATTTTTCAATTCATTACTTACTGTTCGGAACTCTTTTTTTGAACGTAATAATAAAACAGTGTTAGATAATACCATTTATAAAGAATTTATTATTGAATGTATCGGTACCACTTCTGACTTTTCAAGAGAATTTATGTTAAAATTAAATGAAAAACGTGAAAAAGGAATCAAAGGTACATTTTCATATGACCCAAATATATCATTAGGAGTTTATATACCTAATCTTTATTTCGAACAATCTGATGGACTTGAACTTTCCAATTAATTTATAATATTTTTATTTTTCTATATTAATAATTATGTATAAAACACTTTCTTCAAATAATCTATATGGAGGTAATAATTATAATAACGAATTATTCCTTTTGACAAATCCCAAATGGCCACCATCCATTGGATCCAAAATTAAATTTAAAGACCCCACTGATAATATTTGGTATTCTGGATTACATATTAACACTATTTGGAACTCTACCGCTTGTGTTATTAAATTAGAACCACCACATCTTTTTAATGATAATGCTCTTATTGATTTCCCTGAATATGATTCCGGTAAAAATCACTATGTTCTTCTACCATCTTATAACTGGCAATATATACTACAAAATAATATAAACCATCCTAATCCTATTCTTACTAAAAATATTACTTATCCTACTCAATATAATTATAATGTCGATCTCGTTCCATCTTTTCAAAATCAAAATCAAAATCAAAATCAAGATTTACCATATATCGCTCGGAAATCTTATGTCATTAGTGATAATAATATTCATAATAAATTTAATAAATTCAAATCTAATCTACATTCTATCACACCAATTATGTTAAAAGATGCTAATAATCCATATTATAAACCATTAATGACTAATGATAATATTGATTTATTTGATAATTTATTTGGTGATACAGTTGGAACAAAAACGATCCATCTTCCGTCAGAACAACAACAATTATTACTCGAAAAATTAAAAAATTTTGAAGTTATATTACCAAATGATGTGTTCCTTCCTGTTAATAAAAATATTGCCATTCATAATATTATTACTGATCCAGAAGACGAAATTAATGAAGGTAATCGTATGCAAAAATATATTAACCAGATGGTTGGTAACATTTTTAAAGATATACTTATCAAAATACATGCTGGTTATTTGTATATTGTTAAAAAAGGTACAATCATCAATGATGTTGTTACTAAAAAATTGGTTCCATCTCTTAAATATTTTTCCTGGCAAGAGGGTAAACCTATCGATTACCATACGCTTAAATATGTCATTTTTCAGAATCAGTTTCAAAAATCTCTTGAAGAAAATAAATTACAAAAATCAGAAGCAGAATCCATCCTCGGTATTGAATATATTATTGCTTTACAATGTAAAAGTGAATATCAATTATGGTGTCTTAAACGATTACTTATGATATGGCACTCAGACTCCAACACTTTTAATATTATACGTAAAATTAAATTATTGATTAACCATTATAGAGCTGATCCTGGACAACTATATAATCAAAATAATGGTATCTTACCTATGATCGCTATATATCCACGATATGGTATCGATAATGCACGACTCCTCCTGTCCAAATTAGAATACTATTTCTCACTCTATATCGAAGATAATATTAATAATACATACCCTAATATTTTTATTGAAAATTCTAATCCTACTTACTTCCTTAAAAAAAATAATCTATTGTATTATACTAACGGATCCATCGACCTCAAAATGTATATTAAAGAATCTATCCAATTTCATAATACTTCTACTAACGACTCTTTAACCGTTGATATGGCTAAAATACATCTTTCTAAAGATATTATAGTCAATTAAATCACAAAATTATTGATTTTTTTTCACTTACTTAAATATATATAACATATTACTATATATATTAAATGTTACATCATAATTTTATCAATATTGATTTAAATTTACTGATTGATATTGATGATATCTCTTCTAAAGAATTAGATAAATTAGAACCAATGAATGTTGACTATGTTCCATGGTTATATGAACGTAAAGATGGTTTTAAAAATGATCTCGCTTTTATTGATGGTAGAGGTAAATGGCTCCTGTTTTTTGATAAAAATATTATGAACGAAAAATGGACCATTGTTAAAAATTTGTTCAGAAATAATAAATTTTTTGGTATTGAATTTATTAAATGTTCTACTAATTATGTTGGTGAAAATATACCTAATAATCATCTCGGAGTTATTTCTTTTTATTCTCTCGCTGATCATAAAGACATTATTATGAATATCGGTAGTAATATTATTACACTCCTTAATTATACTACTATGGATACCATCTATTATAAAACTGATGAACTTACTAAAAATGGTAACAGAATCAATGGTTCCATCTTTAATTATAAATATAAATTGATTAATCATCTATTTACCGATAATCTATTTATTGACGATTAAAAAACCCTAATATTAAAAAATTGATATTTTTAGTTTATTACTTAAATATTATCCATAAATATATATATATATATGGATAATCAAAATGTTGACATTTATAATATTATTAATTGTGTTTCAATAAATACAGACGAATTTATTGATCCATATAATACTAATAATAAATTTATTACATTAAATGATGTTATAACAATGTTTAATAAATTTGATTTAGTAGTTGAACCAAAGGATATTAATTTTTATATTAATGCTCTAACACATAAATCATATATTAAAAAAGAATATTATGAAATTCATATTAATCATTTGAATAAAAAAAACAATATGTTAGATTTATTAGATCAGTCGAATGAACGGTTAGAATTTCTTGGTGATACTGTTATTAAATGTATTATTTCTGGATATTTATTTACAAGATATCAATATGAAGATGAAGGTTTTATGACTAGACTTAAAACAAAAATTGAGAACAGACAGTCACTTGCTAAATTTGCTAAAATATTAGGACTAGGGGAGTTTATGATTATTTCCAAACAAATCGAAGATAGTAATGGTCGTAATTCAGAAAAATTATTAGAAGATTGTTTTGAATCATTTGTTGGAGCATTATATCTTGACATTGGTTTTGAAATATGTCGTAAATTTTTATACATTATTTTGGAAACCGAAATTGACTTTCCTGAACTCTTATACAAAGACACCAATTATAAAGACCAATTATTGCGATTTTATCATCAAAATAAATGGACTTTTCCACAATATGTACAAATTAATTCTGAGGGACTCTCTAATAGAAAACTTTTTACTATGGGTGTTAAAGATCCTCACGGTAATATTATTGCACAAGCTAAAGCATCTTCTAAACAAAAAGCTGAACAAATTGCTTCAATGTATGCTTTACATTATTATAATATTATTAAAGAAGACCAGATGACTGATTTCAATGAGTGATTTTATTGATACTTATCATATCTACCAACTCAACATATTTTAATAATTTTCTCTCAAATTCATTTATTTTTCTATACAACTCTATTCTATTACTGTTTGTGTATGGAGGATGTTGATCTTGTTGTGTATCTCTCAATATATTTATTATATCATATGTTATTTTATTTAATTCTGTCTTTAATGGCTCTGTTATTTTATTATTTAACAAAGCATAATCGGACGAGTTTTTACCTATATTGGTTAAATCTATTGCATTATCAAAATAATTATTGTTTTTACTCATTTATTGCAAATATATAATATAATATTATATTATATTATATATGAACAATAATTTACACGACTTTGTTGACAAGATTACTAATTATAATTTAAAAATATATGATAATCTTGATTTTCGTAGTATTATTAATAATAAATATAATAATACATCTAATACAAAATCTATCAGAAAACTTGTCGGAGGCAATATTCAAAATTTTGATAAATACAACAATAAACTCAGACATAAATTAAATCAATTACATACTATCAATTCCAATCTCTCTAAACATAATTTTAATTTTAATAATATTAATTCTGTTCTGGTTGGTGGTAATGATGATAATAATAATCAAGTTGATTCTGTTGCTGACAATTCTGTTAATGAAATTAATCCTGTTTTTAAAGACGCTTCCGAAAAAAATAAACTTATTCAAAATACTACAATCAAAAAAAGTGTTGGATCTCTTATTAACTCTCTCTCTACTCATAGTAACAATATCGACGAAACCATTAATGAATTTAATAAATTAAAAAAATCACTTCACGATTATAAAGTTAGTATCGAAAAAAAAATTAACCAAAATATCTCTAATGAACAATATGCTAAATATGATGATATTATTAAACAAATTGAACGAGCTATTGGTAGTGTCGATAAAGCTGTCAAAAAATTACACGAAAAAGATACCGAACATATACATAATATTACTGAACTTACCAACCAACTTACTAATGATGTTGATGATATTAAACATAAATCTAATGAATCATTACATACTAAATCATCCCAAGACGACAATATAAATAAAATTAATAACTCAAACACAGATAATCTTGTCGATTTTGTTCCTGAGGGCATTCCCAACGTAGCTGAGAATGCACCAAGGCCTGACGTTCCCCCAAAAAGGAAAATACCATCTGAGGGCATTCCCAACGTAGCTAAGAATGCATCTAGGCCAGACGTTCCCCCAAAAAGGAAGATACCACCTGAGGGCATTCCTAAGGAATCTAAAGCTTCTAAGGTATCTGAAGCTACTGAAAGCATTCAAACTGTTGCTAAACCAACAGCCAGACCAGCCGTTGCTCAACCAGCTGTTGCTCAACCAGCTGTTGCTCGACCAGATACCGCTAAACCAACAGTCAGACCACCCGTTGCTCAACCAGCTGTTGCTCAACCAGCTGTTGCTCAACCAGCTGTTGCTCAACCAGATACCGCTAAACCAACAGCCAGACCAGCCGTTGCTCAACCAGCTGTTGCTCGACCAGCTGTTGCTCGACCAGATAACGCTAAATCAACAGCCAGACCAACTGCCGCTAAACCAGCTGTTGCTCGACCAGATACCGCTAAACCAACAGCCAGACCAACCGTTGCTCAACCAGCTGTTGCTAGACAAGCCGTTGCTAGCCAACCTGCTGTTTCTAAACCAGAACCTAAACCGGTTGTTGCTAAACCATTGCCTAAACCAGCACCTAAACGAACTATAGCAAAAACAACACCTAGAACAACACCTAGAACAACACCTAGAACAACACCTAAAACAACACCTAGAACAACACCTAAAACAACACCTAAAACAACACCAAACACAACACCTAAAACAACACCTAGAACAACACCTAAAACAACACCTAAAACAACACCAAACACAACACCTAAAACAACAGTTAAATCACCGTCTAAATCAAATACAGTATCAAACAAGATTTCTCAACCAATGACAAATAAAGAATTAATAATGTCTGCGAATGAATTAAAGAGAAACAGTGCTGAAATAAAAAAATCTGCATTGGAGTCTGTAAATAATATAAAAAAATATAACGATACAATAAGCGAAAATTCTGCGTCATAAAACATATATCATATCAATTTACTTGCATAGATAAATATATATAATATATATATTATATATATATATGAGTGAGATAAACCTGGTAGATGAATTAAAAAAAATAAATAGGGGATTAAAATTTTTAAAAAGTTTGGACGATATTAGATTAAATGACATTAAATTTGATAGTTTATATGATAATATAAACAATAAGTTTATGAACATAATGATAAGAGAGTATGGAGTTGTTTCTCCAAAATCTAAACTTAATATGGATGATTATAGTGGTATTAATAAGAATGTATCAAAAAAAGTATTAGATATGAAGGATCAGAATGTGAAAAGGATATTGGAGTTGGAGGATAAGATAGTTGATATGAATAAAGATATAGAAATGAGTTCATTAATAATGGATAATTTAAATGGTGAAATAAAAAAGATGAATTATAAATTAAAAAGAACGTGAAATAAAAACGAATTATAATAATAATAAAATTTTATTTTGGTAAGTATAATATAATGAGTTCTCAAATACAAAGTAATTACATAGATTTAAAATTGAATGGGAGATTATTTCCGTTATGGATATTACAAAATTTCAGGAAATATAAATTAAATCCGATTGTGAGAGTTCCTGGTCAGGATCCGTGTGATGTCAAGGATGAAGTTTTAGAATTACGTAATTACCAGAAATTTGCTGGTTTATATATGGATCACCGAAGTCCGTATAAGAATATATTATTATATCATGGTTTAGGGTCAGGAAAGACAGCGACAGCTATCAATGTGTATAATTTATTATATAATTATAATCCAAATTGGAATGTGTTTATAATAATAAAAGCGTCGTTAAGGAACCAACCATGGATGAAAGATTTGAAGACATGGTTATCGAGTGATGACAATGAAGGAAGATGGGCTAATATTAGATTTGTTCATTATGATGCACCAAGAGCTGATCGAGATTTTTTAAATAAAGTGAAGTCATCAGATTCAAGTAAAAAGAATATATATATATTTGATGAGGCCCATAACTTTATAAAAAATGTTTATAACAATATGATAAACAAGATGGGTAAAAGAGCACAAGTTATATATGATTATATAATTCAAGAGAAAAAAGAGAATGATGACAACAGAGTAATATTAATATCAGCAACACCAGCGGTAAATACACCGTATGAGCTTGCATTAATATTTAATTTATTAAGACCAGATACATTTCCAAATAATGAACAAAAATTTAATGAAATATATATTTCTAATATTGGTCAAGTTAAGTTAAATCCTGAAACTAAAAATATGTTTCAACGTCGTATTATTGGATTAGTTTCATATTACAAAGGTTCTACTTCTGATTTATACGCGAGGAAGGATGTATTTCAAAAAAATTTGGTAATGGCTGAACATCAATTAAGTGTATATAAATATAATGAGGAAATAGAGAGAAAATTGGAAGCAAATAAGAAACCAGGTAAGAACACAAGTCAGTCAGTATATAAATCGTACACTCGTCAAGCGAGCAATTTTGTATTCCCAGTAATGGGTAGTGATATGTCTGGTGAAAACAGACCAAGACCTGGTAAATTTCGATTATCTGAAAAAGATGCTGCCAGATTAATGGAAGGTAAAACAGAAGATGAAATCGATAAAGAAGTTGCTGATAGACAAAAATTATATTTACAAACAATGGACCGTTATATTAATTCTTTTGATAATTATTTAGGAAAAATTGCTGAAGAAGATAAAAAACAAGGATTATCTTTAGATGCTGATTTAGATGTGTTTAAAACAGAATATTCATATAAATTCACAGAATTTTGGAATAATTATAAAAAAAAGTCAAATTTATTAGTGGAAATGTATGAATGTAGTTGTAAAATGACAGCTATAATGTTTTATTGTCTCCGTTCTAAAGGACCAATTCTTGTATATTCAAACTATGTAAAAATGGAAGGGCTGCAAATGTTTAAAATATATATGAAACATTTTGGTTTTTCAGAATATGGTAAAGAAGGAGGTATCGATTTTCATCGTTTTACTGAATTTTCTGGTGATATGGATAAAGAACTCCGTAACAAAAATTTAACTGATTTCAATAATATTCGTAATAAAGATGGGTCTGTTATACGAATTATTCTCATCTCACCTGCTGGTTCCGAAGGTATCAGCTTGAGAAATGTTCGACAAGTACACGTTATGGAACCATATTGGAATGAAGTTCGTATTGAACAATTAATTGGACGTGCTGTTCGTGCTTGTTATCATAAAGATATCCCTATTGAAGACCGTATTGTTGAAGTATATCGATACAATGCTATTGTTGATGATAATAATATGAGTACTGATCAAAAAATACAAGAAGCTGCATTTAGCAAACAACAACTCATCGACTATTTCCTTAATACTATTAAAGAAGTTGCTGTTGATTGTGAACTTTATAAAGATGTTAATATGGAAGATGGCAAATATAGCTGTTTCAAATTTAATGAAAGATCATATTTTGATAAATATGTTCTCCCAGCTTATAAAGATGATATATATTACGATAAACGTATTAATAATGGTCTAAACTCTGTTAATTCAATCGTATCAAATGTTAAAGTTGTTAAAATTAAATATGTTAAAATAGAAAATGGCGAGCTAACACAACCTAATGATTGTTGGTATAATCCTATCACTGGAGTCGTTTATGATTATGAACTTAAATTCCCTTTCGCTAAAGTTCGGATCAATTCCGATGGTGTCGCCGAAAAAATTGACAAAATTACTTATATCGTTGATAATGTTATTGTTATACCTAAAATTAGAAATATCTAATATATTTCTTTCTCAGATTCCGTTTCAACCTCTGTTTCAACCTCCACACCTACTTGTTTTATTTCTTTTTCTGTTTCACTACCTGTTTTTGTTCTGTCATATATTATTATTGGATATGTTAATATATACGGATCATACCAATAATACGGAGAACTATATAATAAATCAAAATAACCACCTGATCCTGACCAATAATTTCGTTGCATATATTTATTATGATGATAACTATTATCATAATGAGGTCTACCACTATGAGGTTTTCCAAAATAAGGTCTTCCAGAATGAAGTCTACCAGAATAAGGTCTACCAGAATGAGATCTTCCAGAATGAGGTCTACCTCCACTAAAATAATTTTCATTAATATTCGTCTTATTCCAAATATAATATATACATAGTATCAATATAAATATTATAATAAATAACAGTTTCATATATATATATATATATATTAAACCATAATAATTTTAATTTATGTGTTTTTATATGATCCGTTACTTTCTTTGTTTATCGATGATTCATTATATATATTTGGATTTACAGTAATATTATTATTACGCGAGTCGCGACGATTATTAAGATCAATATTATTTAAGTTAATAACTGGATGTGTATTACGATATTTATATCTATCATAATGTTCAATATTATTATAAAGATAAAATGAAAAAATCATAAAGATAAATAGGACTATATAAAATTTCATATATATATATGTATTAGAATAAATATATATATATATAATTAACTAAATTGTTAAAATTTATATATATTGCATATCTTGAACACCTTCAATTATACCTAATTTCAGTATCAACGTATTTTGTAATTTTTCATATGCTTGATGACGTAAATATGAATGGGAACATTGATAATTTCTGATTCTTTCACCAGTATTTGGATCATATAAACAAATACAAGTATTATTTGGTGTTGTAATATCATAGTCAATAATATTTACATAACTTGTTGTTAATGGTGTTCCAGAAGAGTTTTGATAACTGATAGTCATTTTGGATAAATTTCCTAATGTACCGTGATCATAAACTTTTTCGTGATTGGTTGTATCTAAATAATAATAATCTCCATTAATATAATCTGGGAACAATATTGAAAATGCTTTTTCAAGACTGACATCGGTTGCATATTCATACATTGTATCGATTTCTGGAACTGTTAATAATAAATATCTGTCATCTTCCAATGTTGCTTTTAATAATATGTAATATTTAAATGTATTACTAACAATAAAATTACCTGAATCATATGAGAATTCAAATGTTTGGTCTATTATTTCACCAAATATATCATTTTGTTTGCAGAATTTAATTTTACCTCCAGTTGGTGTTGTTATATTAGCGATTAATATCCATGAATTATATTCAGTTACGGTTGGAGATGGTAAACTAAATATAATATTTGGATTAGTTAATGTGGCTGCTGTTGTTGGATAATTATTTACTAACCAATAATCAATATCAGAAGTTAATAGTCCAGATAATTTGGAAATATCTACTTGTTGTTTATAATTTGTATCTAAAAACAGACTATATGTACAAATATAATATGTGGTTAAACTAATGGTCATAACATAAAAATAATAATAAAATGGTGTTCCATAATATGTAATGATTCCTTGTTCTCTTTTATATGTGCATATTGGATTATTTATGATTGTATTAGTGCAAGCATCCACAAAATTTTTAGATGTAGCTGGACTTTCATAAATTAAATTAGTTAGTTTATTAATAATATAGTATCTTCTTGGAACAACGACGCTTTTAAGATTCATATATTTGATATTTTTAAAATATTTAGCGATATATGCATTTTTTGTAACATTAGATGGATTAAATTCAACTCTATAATTAAATGGATTCGGATATATAGTACAATCTCTGTCAGCTGAATTGATATTTATAATGTATTCGAAAACGTTTTCTTTAACGCCTTTAACATTTCTTTCTAAAAACTGGTCTTTTTTAAATTCATATTCATTAATTGATTTTATTGGTTGTGACATATTGTTCTTAGGATTGTAATCACTGTTTAATTCATTTGCATGTGTTGTTTCTACCTTTCCTATCATTGTATTAACCGTATCACTACTGACATTTCTAAATAATTCATCAACACTATTTTCTAATAAATCAAGTTCATTAAATGGTGTTTTATGTTGATTACTTCCGGGAGCATTTAAATTAGATCCGTGTGCTCCAAATACTGGATCTCCTAATTTAAAATAATTATTTGTATGATTTATATTATTTGTTTCAATATTTTTATTATCAAAAATGGGACTATTAATTTGACGAGAATATTGTAAAGGAAATGGAGCCAATGAATAATTTGCCATATATGGACCAGAATTTTCAATACTATTTATATCTTTATCATCCACTACAGAAAAATTATCTTTAAAATTACCTAAAAAATTTAGTGTTTGAGTTCTTTCATCAATTTCACGATCTCTATATATATTTTTATCGAATTTACCTCTTGGAATAAAGTTTGTTCTATGCGTAATAGAATGTTGTTCCTCACTATTAGAAACTATATTATTGTTAAAATTATTGTTCATAATATTAACAATATAAATAATATTATTTTTTTTATCTAATTATTACCATTTAATCTACTTATTTGGTTCATTGATAATTTTTTTATTTTTGTGTATATATCATCTTTATATAAATCTATCGCATTAAATGGCATTATCGGATGATTGTCTCCATTCCTATTTAAATTTGAACCATTATTTGGTATATATGGATCACCCAATTTAAAATATGATGGTTTATCTTCTGTAAATGGTTTATATATTTGTCTAGAATATGGTAAAATTAATGGTTTAATAGTATAATTACCCATAAATGGTCCGGAATTATTAATATCATTTAATTGTTTGTCGTCTATAACAGAAAAATTATCTTTAAAATTACCTAAATATTCTTCACTTTGTACAAGTGGATCTATTATATAATTAATTTTGTAAATATGTTTGTCAAATTTACCTCTTGGAATAAAATTTGTTTTTAATTGGTCCATAATATTGTATAATATTATATAATATATAAGTTTAACTATAATATAATTATTATTTTTATAGATAATAATATGTCTATTATAAATAGAAAAACTATAAATATTTTTTTATCTGGAGGTGGAGTCAAAGGTAGCTTTAGTGGGGGATTTTTATATAAATTGGGTCAATGGTTAGAACTAAATAAAAATTATCAAATTGGTAAAATTTATGGAACTTCTATCGGAGCTATTAATGGTTCCATTTTTTTAAATAATTATAACAATTTAAAATTATTTTGGGATTCGATTACATCATATAAATCAATGATGAGTTATTGGATAAAAATACCAATAATTGGTAAAATAATGTCAATAATATATGGATTTTTTATTAAATGTAGTTTAATTAATCCTGTTAATTTTTATAATTTAATTACCAAATATTGCTCTCACAATGACAATAATAAATTAAATATATGTACTACTAATATTACACAATCAAAAACCGAATATGTTGATTGTTCTAATAATGATGTTTCAAACGATATCACAAAATATATAATTGCAAGTTCATCTTTATGGTTATTATCACCTCCAATCAAAATTAATAATAATTATTATGCTGACGGTGGTATTTTAAAATACTTACCATTTGATTATAATATTATTAATCAATTAAATAAAAATGATATTAATGTTGTTATTTCTTGTGCCAAGAATATTAATCGTAATAATAGTTCATATAAAGAAACTAATCTATTGTTTTATTTAGACAATTTATTACATATGGTTTGCGATATTCTTTATGAAAAAGATATCGAGTTAGTCAATAAACTTACTAATTTTAAATGTTATTATGTTGATCAAAAATTATTAAATAATATATCAATTACAACATTCACAAATACAGATATCCAATTATTATGGGCAAATGGTGTTATTAATGCTGATAATTTTATCAAAACAATCCTATAATTAGACCATTGTTTGGTATTTGTTTTTATATCATTTTTTATCAGTTTATTCAATATTACTAATATAAAACTACAAGAAATCCATATAAAAAAATTGATTATTAATGTTTATATGTATATAAACATTAATACATAAACAATAATATTAATGAAGACTAAAGTGACAACTACATTAAAGGAATTAAAATCCATTACCAATACGTATATTGCACAACTTAGCATTATTACTAAAACAATTCGGGATACATATGAAGAGGATATTAATAGTATTAAAGATGACCTGATTAATCGTATCGCTAATGAATATTCATTAGATGCTTCTGAAATTAAAAATAAATTTATTAAACGAAAAAAAAAAAATATTTTAGATGATAATGCAAATAATGATCAAGATAATTCTGATAGTGAATATATGCCTTCATTAGTTAATTCTGGTGACTCTAATAAACAACTATTGTTGTATAAAACTAATTATGATAATAATGATTATTATATTGAAACAATTGAGGGTGGTAAAGTATATGATTGCAAAAAAAATGAAGTCGGTGTTCTGATAAATGGACAAATGGAACTTAATATCGGACTTATTACGCAACTTAAAAATTTAGAAATACAAATTAATGATATACAAAAAGATAAAAATATATCCGTCCCAAATATTAATAACTTTAAAAAAGACGATGACGCTTTTTGTTCTGTTATTAAAAAAACTCCAATTTTGATCCCAATTTCAAAATCTGAGATTATGATTGAACCACTAAATTTACAATCAAATCTTACACATAATACAGTAAAATCATCCGATGGTATTAATTTAAAACAAAATATTTCCAATTCACAATACCAAATTGAACACTTATCCACGATTTCACCCTTCAGGGTCGAGTGCTCACCCCCTAAAGGGGGGGGCACTTCACCCACATCTCCAGATGAATGCTTACCACCTAAAAATAAACAATTACTTAATAACGAAATTTTCTTAGATAAACCACCTGCTAAACGTATTAATAAACGACGTAATAATCCATCCAAAATATAAATAGAGTTGGTAGCCACATCATATATCAAAATAACATATGATGTATTATATTTTTTTTTATAATATAATTTTATAATATTGTATAAATATATATATATATATATATTTATATTATGAACAACAATAAATCAAAAAAATCTATTAAGCGAACCTCTTCAATAAAAAAAAAACCTATTAAACGGACTTCTTCAATTAAAAAAAAATCGAGATCATCAGTAAAATCAAGAGATTCTAAAAAAAATAAATCACCAATTAAAGGGGGGGCTAATAAAATTGTAAATATGGTTGAGAGTAATATTATGAGGAAAACAAAAGATGAAGATAAAAAATGTGCTCCTTCAAAAAAATATGAAGAAGGTTCATGTTTTACATTAAAATCGTTACAAGATATGGCAAATGCATATAATAGATCTGTAAAAACCAGTAAAAATAAAATAATTATAAGTGACCAAAAAAAACCATTATTAGAACAACTTAATGATAGATTAAAAAAAGTATGTGATGACCAATTATGTTGGATTAAACAGGATTTTATTAACTATGCTAAAGATAAACACGAACTCAAATATTTAACTTTTAGACCAACTGGACCACAAGGACGATTCACATGGTTAAATACTACTAATATTAATCATGTTATGAAACAATATGAAAAAAAATACAATGACTTTAAATTTTTAGGAGCTGTACCTATTGATTTTGATGAGTTACCTTCATTAGGTATTTATAATCTTGATTTAGATAAATATTATGATGAGGGAATACATCGTTTTGGCATTATTTTTAATACAGATGAACATTATAAAAGTGGAGCACACTGGATTGCTATGTTTTTTGATATTAAAAAATATGAGATCTATTTTTTTGATTCATATGCGAAACGTCCTGAAAAAAGAATTCGCACATTAGTTGGTAGAATATCTAAATGGTGTAATAAAAAACATTATAATTTAGTTATTGAACCCGATGATTCTTTTATGGCACCCAAGAAAAAAAACAATATTGAAAAACAAGAAAAAACCAAAATATTGTTTAATCAAAATCGTAAACAGTTTAAAAATTCGGAATGTGGTGTTTATAGTATTAACTTTATTTTACGTCTATTAAAAGGTGAAACTTTTCAACAAATTGTCGAACAAGAATTACCCGATGATGAAGTTAATAAATGTAGAAACGTTTATTTCACTTTTGACGACCCTACTAATATTAATATTATTGATGATGACGATATCGATGATTTTATTGGTGCTAATTAATCGCATTACATCTGTCCGCTTTTATTGACCATTTACAAGTATAATTACTATCAAGATAACATTCTTTAGGTGTATTTAGATCTGGTATTCCACATTCTACACTATTTAATCTTGCTTCATTTATTTGATAATTTCGTTGTTTCCTTTTTTTTTCCAGTATTTCTATACGTATTAACTCGTTATCGTGACGTTCACGTATATCTATATACTGATATATACCAAACACTATTATTGTTATTATTATCCCAAAATATATAAATTTATATGTCATCTATATATTTTGCTTAATATTTTATTTATATATTATCCGTTTTATTCCGTTCTTATTGTTACTTCATTTATATATTTACTTTTCTCATTCTCCTGTTTCATCCCCTTTATTAATAATGTAAAATTATAATTTGGATCCTCTCCAAACCAATATGGTCTTCCATTCTCACACATAAATTTGAATTCTATATATTCTAATTTTTTTATTGTTGGTTTTATTATCATCATCCCTGATATTATTTTATCCTGACTTACATTCACTTTCCCTAATGTACTCCCATTACCTATATTCATTATATTTATATTTAGTTGTTTATACACTCTTAAGTCTGCTGGACGTTTCCCTCTAAATAAACTTTTTTTCCCATCTGTTACATCCAATATATCAATACCAAGCATATTATATATATTGTTCTCATTATTTACCAATTTTATTTCTCTATCATCTTTTGTTTTTATATAAACAATACTTTTTATTGCATCATAACCTATATCTATATTGAATTTTGATAATACCTTATTTATCTCTACCACTAAACTATCTAAATCATATTTCCCTGGATCTACATTCATTTCTAAATAATTTACACCATCTATACTCTCATACTTATAATTTGCCCCTATCTTATCATCCCCTTCATAATCATCTAAATTACATATTTTTAATATATTATTATATGGGGTAACATTATATATATTATTGTCTATATTCTGATCCATTAATGTTATCTGCATCACATTCTCTAATACATATGGTAATCTATATTTATATATTAATGATCCTTCCATCATTACTAAATCTTTGCTCGATACTACTATTAATTGCTCCTCGTTAAATATCTTGTAATCATACTGCTCTATCAATTTTAAGATTTCTCGCTTCTTCATTTCTAAACTATTCTCTGATCTCGTATTAATATCTATCTTCTCCTCTAACATTTTATGCTCTTCTTTTACTCTTGATAATTCTACTCTTATCTCATCCTTTTTATTCTCTAATAATCTCATCTTATCATCTGACGTTTTTGACTCCTTTTTTGTTAATTCTTCCATCTCCGCTTTTAACACTGATACCATCTCTTTGTATTTCGCCAATTCTAATAATATTTCACTCTGATCTTCTGTTTTAAATTGACTATCCGACGATTTTATGTCTATTGAAAAATTATCCGGATTTATTATCGGAGTTATGACATCAACCCCAAAACTCCGATCTAATGGGGCACTGCTGTTTAAATAACCTTGATATGTATTCGTCTGGTTTAATGTATTTTGTAATAATTGTTCTTTTAACTGCTTTAATTCACTGTTTGTGTTTTGTTGTATTTGTTGTTGCATCAGTCTTTGTTGCATTGGCTGTTGTATTGGCTGTTGCATTTGCTGTTGCATTTGTCGTTGCATTGGCTGGTGCATTGGCTGTTGCATTTGTTGTTGCATCGGCTGGTGCATTGGCTGTTGCATTGGCTGGTGCATTGGCTGGTGCATTGGCTGTTGCATTTGTTGTTGCATTGGCTGGTGCATTGGCTGGTGCATTGGCTGTTGCATTTGTTGTTGCATTGGCTGTTGCATTTGTTGTTGCATTGGCTGGTGCATTGGCTGTTGCATTTGTTGTTGCATTGGCTGTTGCATTTGTCGTTGCATTGGCTGTTGCATTTGTCGTTGCATTTGTTGTTGCATTGGCTGTTGCATTTGTAGTTGTGTTGGCTGTTGTATTTGTTGTTGCATTTGTTGTTGCATTGGCTGTTGCATTTGTTGTTGCATTTGTTGTTGCATTGGCTGTTGCATTGGCTGTTGCATTGGCTGTTGCATTTGTCGTTGCATTGGCTGTTGATATTGTTGCATTTGTTGTTGCATTGGCTGTTGATATTGTTGCATCGACTGTTGAATTGGCGGTTGGTATTGTTGTATTGGCTGTTGTATTGGCTGTTGCATTTGTTGTTGCATTGGCTGTTGTGGGTGTTTATTTCGTTGTTGTGGTTGTTGTGGCTGTATAATAGTGTTAATTGGTGTTTGCATATTATTTGAATTAACATTTGTGATTGATAATGAACCACGTAATTGTTCCATTTCTGCCAATGCTTTTGTTGTGTCTTTTTCTTGAAATTGTTCAATCATTTTTTGGTCGATACCTGTATTAAATGTATTGATATTTGTATCATATTCATCAACACTATTAAATGCCATCATATCGATTGGATTGTCTGATGTAAATTGTTCTAATATTCCACTGTTATAGTGTTCGTGATTTGTTTTTTTACCATTAATATCATAAATAGAATTGCCTCCTTGTAATCGTTGAACACTATTTTGTTCAGGTTGGTCTGTTCCTCTAATAGAATTAGAGGATTGGCGTTGTGATGGTTGTTGTGGTTGTTGTGGTTGTTGTGATTGTTGTTTTTTTTTGGAAGATCCATCAAGAGAGAAATCGGGAGTAGGCGGTTTATTAATATTTCTACCAACATTAATTGATTCGCGTTGTGCAATATAGTCTTCATAGTTCATAGTAGTATTATCATTTTGTGATCTGGAACCTATATTTTGTTGGATATTATTAATATTACTATGTTGTACTGGAACTGGTGCAAATAGATCATTTCTATTATTAGGCATAATATTAGTCATAATATTGGTACTTGTTGGTCTGGGTGGTACAATAACTGATTGATTAATATTACTTGGTTGTCTATTTGGAAGATTGTCTTTGGAAGGTAATTTATTTTTTATATTATCAATAATCATATTATTAAGCTGTGAGAGAGCGGTATTAAGTTCATTATTAGATTTGGAACTAATTTTATTACGATCAATTTTACTATTAATAATTTTCATTTCATTAACAATAACTTGTATGAGAGCAGTTTTATAGTTTTCAGAAGATGGTAAATTATATTTATTTGTAATGGTATTAAAGAGAGTACCAATATTTTTTTTATTAAGAAAGAAGTCTGTATTATTCATTTTAATAAAAATATAATAGGTTTTATTAAATATTTTTGAACCAAAATATTGTTATTAAATAAAACAAAAAGAAATAAATTATAATTTAATTTATAATAATCATTATATAATGAATCTAAATATAAAAAATAATAATACACTTTATCGTAAATCTACATATGAAACATTAATTACCAGAAATAAGCATAATATTACTAATGAAAAATCTAAATATTCCAATAAAATTGTTGAATTACCTGATAGTATGGGTATGTATCTTAGACCAGAAAATCATACTGAGTATATTGATAATTTTGTATATATTAGAAGGACAATTCAGATAAATAGTAGTGATCGAAATCTGACTTATTTTAAGAGTCCATTTAATTTTACAACATATGTTGCTAATAATCAAATTATTAATAGTGGACCATTACAACAAGTAATTAGTAATAGTGCTTCACCTATGATGAAAACTGATCCTAAATATGATGTATATTTAACACCTCGTATTGGATTAATAATACCCAACATATATAAAATAAATTTAAATAAAATAATAATACCCAATTTTTTTACAATAAATCAAAAAAATATCGTCTCTACTGATCCTGATTACATTCTATATAATAATATTGGTATTTTTTTAATGAATTATTTATTATCATCTACAATAAATATAAATGATGAATTTTTTGTATCATCATCCGGTGTTTTTATTATTGTAGTTAATATAGTTATAAATGAAAAAATAAATATAATTATAAATTATGATCCATCAACAGTTGTTAGTTATATATATAATATAACAACTGTATCTGATATTTATCAATATAAAGTTGACTCAAATAGTCCATCCAAATATCAACGTGTTTTACATTTGAATATAAAAGAATTGAATGATAATTTTGATTATAGTACAAGTAAAATCTTATCTACATTTAGATTGATTCCAAAATCAATTAAAAATAAATTTTTATATGCTGATACAAAAAATATTCAAAAAATATTTGATGATGCACCTATCAAATTAAACAAATTTTCTATACAATTAACTGACAGTAATAATATCGAACTTAAAATTTATTTTTTAGATTATGATATTATTAATCAATCTAATGCATGTTGTTGTAGTTATGAACAAAAAATATACTCTTGTCCATGTAATTATATTTTACATCCATTAAATCCTAAATATCAAATCTATTTATTTTTTAATTTTCAATATAAATATATGGTCATTAATAATAAAATAAATAATATTTAAGTATCTATAAAATCATCTGTATCATCTAATATTTTATTTTTTTTAATATTAGAACTCTTGATCATAGGTGGATTTATTTTAGTGGTATCTTGAATGAAAACAGATTTTAACACACTTGGACTCGAACTCGAACTCGAACTCGAACTCGAACTCGAACTCGAACTCGAACTCGAACTCGAACTCGAAACAATATTGTTTGTTATTTTCGTTTTGTTTGCACTTTTTATTGGTATTATTTTCGGTTTCTCTTCAGAATCATCTATAAAATCTAATCCTGTTGTATCAAATGGAACTACTACTTCCTTCTTTTTATATACTCTCTTTTTAGATTTCCATTCATCTAATTTTTTTTGTGCTTCATCTGGATTTGCTCGTAAAAACAAAACTTCATTCCAAAAAGTTTTAAAAACAGGAATTTTAGAATTAAACCATTCAATATCCCGTTTAATCAACACATTATGACACGATTTTAATTTCCAATATAATATTTTATCATAATAATATCCATCTACATATTCTGGATATAGTTTATTCCAATTCTCTTTTATATTCTTACACCACCCTATATATTCATCATCTGACATCATTATATTGCTTGGATATATATATTTTGCATACCATTCCCATCGATCACCTTTTGGAATTCTACTTTTATCTTTTGGTAATAGCTGTATAATACATCCTTTTGTTATTTTACTATTTATTGGTAATTCTTGATTTTGTTCACAAGTACTTATACATCTTATTGGTTCCTCTTCTGTTCTATCTTGTAACCAATCATCATCACTATATTCTTGAATATTACATTGCCAAAAATCACATTCATCATTTTTACAACACGCTAATTGCATTTGAACTTGAATCCAATAATAATGAGGACATATTCCATCATCTATTTCACCACTTGTTTCGATCTTTCTTTTTAAAGGACATTTAATTTCTAACATACGACCAACTAATGGATTTGGTTTACCATCTAATGTTACACACGAACTGATACCATCTGGACTCGCTCCCATAAAATTAATTGGTTCTTTATCAGTTTCATCATTTTGATATAGAACAAGACCAAACTCTGTTACCTTCGTATTATATAAATTTTCATAAATCTTTGTCGCTATCAACTCATACTTCTTCCCATGATGCACAAACATATTCTCTTTATACTTGTCTGGTAACAAACCTATCTTATCTAATATCATATCCGCACGGGTTCCATATTTTGATTCACCTAACACATCAGCACCTGCACTTGCTGTTATTATTCCATCTCTCATCTTAAACCATGCTGGACTCTTTTGTACTGGTTGAGGTAAATTTCTTAAATAATCAAAATGTTCCGTCTTTCTCTTCATATCACCCTCTAATGATGGCTTCAATTTTAATATTATCTTCTCATATTCCTCATCTAATTGATCTACTGTTAAATTATTATCAAACATATTAATTGGTTCCATATTATTCACTACATTATCAACCTCTAATATTGCCTCTACTTTTTTTTCTAACTTTAATGTATCACTATTTTGTGATACAAATAAACTAGTTCCAAATGTGTCCAATATTATATTTGTGTCTTTGTCAAACTCTTCATTGACTTGACCTTTTAATATGTAATTTATTTCAAATATTTTATCTATTTCTGATGATTCAACTTCTTCATCAAATATTATTTTATATACACTCTTTATGTCATCTTTTAAACGTATATAATTGTCTTTATCAATTATATCATCTTTATTTAATCCTAAACAAGTAATCACTTCTAATATATTATTAGACGTATTCATATTGTATATATTACTATATAACTCTTTATATTTATTCAATTGTATAATAAATCAATTTTTTAATATGGTGGCCTATCCTAAGTAATTATATGTGATGTTTAACATCACATATAATTACTTAGGATGGGCCACCATATTAAAAAAGGGATCGAGGCTGTTTATACTCTGATAGTATATTAAATTATTTATTATTTCAGATGTTTTACATCTGAAATAATAAATAATTTAATATACTATCAAGAGATAAACAACCAAGAT